TAAAGCGTCCCTGTTTTCGTTGATTCACTTCTAGCAATAGCATCCTGAAAGTTTTCATGGCCATCGTTGGAGCCATGAACTTCGAGAAGATATCGGATGCAACGTCACGTTGCTTTTACCAAATCCGCAACTGGCGCGCGCACTGGCGCGCTTTCTGGATGGGATCGGCAGTGATCGTTTCCGGTCTCGCGTTTTCAACACTGCGTCGTTTCAATGCTTCAGCCTGCGGCGGCGCTCAGCGCATTCGGATTGAAGGCCGGCTTTCAGCGAAAGTTATCCGCAGCAACGGCCGCGTCCTCGATCTCGGTTGCATCTCGAAACGCGTAGTCACCACGGCTGGCGTAAATTTCCTCCGTGACGATTTCGCCGGAGCCGGCAGCGACATCAGCACGTTCAAATATCACGCCTCCGGCACCGGCACTGGCGCTGAAGCAGTAAGCGACACCGCGCTCGGAACGGAAGTCACTGACAACGCGCGGACGGCGGGCACCCAGGACAATTCGGTATCGAAACATTACAAAAGCGTCGGCACGATTTCTTATACCGGAGCGCACGCAATTACCGAGCATGGCTTGTTCTCCGCGGTCAGCTCCGGCACACTCTGGGACCGCAGCGTTTTCAGCGCTGTTAACGTAGCCAACGGAGAATCGATCCAGTTCACCTACGATCTAACGATCAGCGACGGAGGTTAGGATGATCCTTCGCTCGTTAGGCCGCATCGCTGCTGTAGCCACGGTGCTGTACGCCGTCTCCAGCTTAGCGCAATCTACAAAGATCTCGGATCTTCCGTCGACCAGTAGTGTCGGGTCATCGGACATCTTTCCGCTGGTGCAGGGCGGCACTACGAAACAGGTCTCGTTTTCCGACTTTAAAACATCCCTGAATCTTGGCGACGTGGTCGGACCGGCCTCGGCGACGGATTTTGCTTTTCCGATGTTCGACGGGACGACCGGAAAACTCCTGAAGGATTCGTCAGTCACCAGCGATGCGGTAGGTACGCTTTATAACACGCACACAGCTTCTTTCGGTGGAGAATCCGTAGCTCTACAACTTACCAGTAACTATGGAGGAGGAGCTCCAAGCAACGGATTTGGAGAATATATCCAATTCAGACTGGAATCCAGCACTACGAATGCGCGCGATGCGGGGCGGTTGTCGGTGGTCTGGTCTAATGCAACTGACGCAGCGCGTAGCGCGTACATGGACTTCCAGCTGGTCAATAACGCGGCGGCCGCAGCGAGCAAGATGCGGCTCCGGCCTTCGGGCAGCCTGTCTGTAGGCAACACTACCGATCCTGGCACTGGTGGAATCATCATCGCGGATACTGGCTTTTGGGTCGGCACATCCGCCTCAACATCCGGCAAAATGATGCAGAGCGACGGATCCAAGTTCGCGGACTCCGCCGCCACCTGGCCTTCCACTGGAACGAATGGTCAAGCAGTTATTTTTGACGGCACAGACTTCATAGCTTCAACCAACGCCGTCGAGAATGACGCGCTGAATGCCTACCAGGTTTTAGGAAGCGCCATTAAAGGGCACACAGTCGGCGTAGGGTTGGATCGGGTTTCATCTTCCTTCACGATGGTCGATTCCCAGGCGCAATACGTGTCGATTTGGTTGCCGGTCCGGCAAACTCTCACAGGCGTAAAATGGTATCAGCAAACCGTCGGCAACTACACCGGCGACAACAATAACAAGGTCGGTCTGTACACTTATTCCGGCGGCACATTAACGAGAGTCGCCCAATCCACGAACGACGCGGCGCTCTGGTCCCAGGCAGGCGGGAACGTGGTTAAGCAAAAAGCGTTCAGCTCCACGTACGACGCCCAGCCTGGTCTCTATTTCGTCGCTCTGCTCTACAACAACTCCGCTCAGACAACCGCTCCAGTCATAGGCGCGGCATCAGCCATTGGTAACGCAGGGATTGCGGCTGGCGATTTCACGAATTCCGCGAAGCTTTGGGGAAATGTAGGAGCTCAGACCGATTTGCCCTCGACGCAAGCCAGCAGCGGACTCACCACTGCAACGGCGCAAAATATTTGGGTCGCCGTTTACTAGCCGTGACATTCACTCCAGGCCAGCTCACGACCGAGGCCGGGGACATTCTCACGACTGAATCCGGCGCCGGCCTGATGACCGAGCCGGCAACCTGGTATGGCGTTGAGAATGCGTCGCTCTCGTTCGCTGGCGATCCGCTAAAGCAAACGTCGAAACTTTTGAGCGGCGTCCTTTCATTCGCTGGTGATCTCGCCACTCAGCTGGGGACCTTCGTGAAGGATCTATTCGGTTCGCTTGGTTTTTCAGGCGACGTCACCAAGAGCACTGCGAAGCTGATGAGTGGAGGAATATCGTTCGCTGGCGACGTGCTTAGGGATGCGGCAAAGCTGGTTGCCGGCGCTTTGAATTTCTCAGGTGACCTCACGAGTTTGCGTCTGTTCGTTCGCAGCCTGTCCGGGTCGCTCGCGTTTTCAGGCGACGCAAGCAAGTCAATCGCGAAGCTGTTCGCCGGCTCGGTCTCTTTCGTCGGCGATTACGTCAGAGATCCTGCGAAGCTGCTGAGCGCAACGATCTCGTTCACAGGAGCGATCGACACGATTCGCGCATTCGTAAAAAGTCTCGCGGGAACTCTTGGACTGAGCGGCGATAACAACCGATCGATCGCGAAAGCCATGGCGGGAATTCTGACTTTCGCAGGGAATCCGATCAAAAGCGTGACGAAATCTTTCGCCGGCACACTGAATTTATCCGGCGCGATCGGAGCATTACGCATCCTGCTCAAAAGCCTGGCCGGCACGCTCAGTTTCTCAGGCGAATCGACCAAATCGATCGCGAAAATATTCACAGGTTCGATTTCGTTCCTTGGCGACCAATTGAAGAATGCCACGAAGCTTCTAAGCGGATCGCTTCCGTTCGCAGGATCCATCGCCAAAGAAATAGCCAAGCTCGTTGACGGTGCTCTGGCTTTCGTCGGCGACATTGCCGCTTTCGTACCGCAAACATTTCAGATTGCGATCGGAGGCGTGCTGTCATTTTCCGGGTCCGTGTTCCGGCGCCTGGAAAATATTTTTAACCTGTCGCTGAGAAACCCGACGCAAGCCCGGTCTTCATTGCAAACACTTTCTGCGACCTGTGCAACCGCGATCGCAAAGGCGGCGTCGTTTATCCAAGCGCTCGCTGCGACCAACGATCTCGGCCCGACCGACAAAGCGACCAGCGATCCACAATCAACGGAGGACGAAGAATAATATGGTTGAACTAAAACAGCACGATACTGCGCGATCGATAACCGACGTGCTTAAGCTCGGCGACCAGGTCATCGATCTGACGGATGCATCAGTGGTCCTCATCATCAAAGGCCGTAACACGCCGGCCGTGAGGCGTGATGCCACAATCACCAACGCCGCTGCCGGCGCCGTGTCGTACAAGCCAGTCGCGGAAGACGTGGAGAATCCCGGTAGTTTCGATCTAGAATGGGAGATCACTTTCCAGAGCGGCGACGTGCTTTCTGTTCCGACGCATTCCTACGCGCGATTGATCATCAATCCCGATCTCGGCTGAACGGCCTCAAAATCGCCCTGGTCAGATTTTCGGCCTATCAGAGGTGCAGCCGCGGCTTCCGACGCGCTACGCGCGTTTTGCAGTGGGTTTGCAATGCCTTCTGCGAGGCGGCTACAAGCCGATTGCAGACCTAAAGAAAAAGAGTCCACTTTTCCGTTGATTCACTTGTAGCTGTAGCCGCTCGCGCCGACCGCGTCGCATTGTAGCCGCAGCGATGCCGACCAAGTCTTCAATCACCGCTGGCCTGTTGGTAATCGGAGCGATGCTTCTCGTCGCCTGGCTGCTTTTCGGATGCTCCGCTGTTCCATCCACTGCCGGCGTTGAATTGCAATCATCGATCGACAGCGCTTCGACCGCGAATCAAACCGCGCAGCGATACAACGACAGCGCGCGGACCAAAGCTCAGCGCATCGATGATAAGACCATCGTCATCCAGAAGTACTGGGGCCAATGAAGTGGAACTGCCTCACGATTGCCCTGTTGGTTTTTGGGACTGCTTGCTTGGCCTCCCAGGAAAAGCCAACGCCCGACGAGTTACTGCAAACGGTCAAGCACATCCAATCTCTCGCGCGCGAGCTACAGAGCGATCTCGACAAGGAAAAGGAGCAGCACGCTCTCGCTCAAAAAGCGCTCGGTGAAGCGAACAAGCGCGCCGATAAACTCGCGCAGCACGACAAAGAAGTCTCCGATCAGCTAAACGACGCGAACAAAAAACTCTGGTGGTATCGGCTGCATTGGTGGGGCAGTTGGATCGTTCTGGGGATTGGTGTCCTGCTCTCGATCGTTTTCGCGTTTTTGAAATTCACCGGGCGCCTTTCCATCGCAGCTGCGGGCGTAGCAGCGAAAATATGAAACGGCTCTTCGATTGGATTCGCAACAAATGGCAGCACATCGCCTGGCGATCAGTTGGCGCTGCTGTCTCGTCGGTTCTCACGATGCTGGCCGTCGCGCCGTACACGCTCGGTGACGCATCCGACGTCATTCCGCCGAAATGGAAGCCGGTCATTTTCAAAGTCTGTCTCGCTTCAGGTCTGCTTCTTCGTCTGTGGAACTCGCGCAAGCAGCCAACGCAACCAGTTAATCCGCCGGCGCCGCCGCAGGCGTTATCGAAATGAGCCCGCAGAACAAGATCATCGCAATCCAAACGGTGCTTGGCGTGGAGAAGGATGGTATCTGGGGACCGCAAAGCCAGGGAGCGCTCGATGCGCTCGTTAGGCCAAGTGAAGTCATTCACGCGGGAAAAGCTTCGTCTTTCGCAGATCCGAAGGACGTCGAGATCTTCAAAAAATATTTCGCCAAGTTCAAGGCGCAGGGCATGTCGGATGAAGACGCCAAGGCCAAGGCGTTCAGGTACGGCGATAACGGCATCGGTTGCTGGGGCGACGACACAACAGGCGCGTCGCCGTGTTGCGCGCTGACCAAGGAAGATATCATCCGTCGCTGGGGCAGTCTCGCTGCCGGCAAACATAAACTTGTTCAAGTCGCCGCGAACGATCGCGAGGTGACCTGTGTGCTCAAAGACATCAAAGGGCACATGAACGAAGCGATCATCGATTTGAATCCCGGCGCGTGCGCCGCGCTTGGACTCAAGCCGCCAATCATGGCGAGCTGCACCTGGAAATGGATCTCATGAAGCAACGTGACGTTGCATCCAAATTATGAAACTTAAAATCCTCCTCTTCGCTCTCGCTCTTGTCCTGGCACTGATGTTCTTCGCCGCTGGCGCCGACGCCGGCACGACGTACAACTCCAACGGATCACCGGATGATATTCAGCGCATCCATGACACGCTTGCGCATGACGGCGACGTGATCACGATGCCGGCAGGCGCGTTCACATGGACGCGACCTGTTCAGGTCCGAAAGAACATCAGCGTTCTCGGTGTTCCAGGACAAACGATCCTCAATGATGCGATTGCGAAGCCGGCCACTGAGCCTGGCGCGTTTCATTGCATTCTTCCGTCGCGCACAACGCTGTTTCGCATCAGCGGAATCAAGTTCAATGCAACCGGGACCGGCAACGATACCGGGTCGCTCGGCGAGATCACCGTCGACGGCATCAGCTCGACGCCAAACGTGCGAATCGACAATTGCGAATTCAATTTGTTGCACCTGCGTCCCATCGTCTTCTTCGGCGGCATCTGGGGCGTCGTCGATCACTGCAATTTCACGATGGGACCGTGGGTCGGCGGAATCAACATCCGTCACTCCGTTTGGAAAGGCGTTGGAAACTACGGTGACAATTCCTGGGCGGACGATCCGAACTGGGGATCTGAACAAGCGATCTTTCTCGAAGATTGCACGTTCAGGAATTTCAGCTCGGCGACGTGGATCGATGGCGACGGCGGAATGCGCGTTGTCGCTCGATATTGCGACATCATTGCCGGAGAAGCTGGCAATCATGGCACCGAGACCGGGCAACGTTATCGCAGCGGCCGCACGTTTGAACTGTACCGCTGCAATCTCGACGGCGGGAATCTCATTCACAATTGGGCAATCCTGATTCGCGGCGGCTCAGCATTGATCTGGGGCAACTACGCCGATCGATACGATTCCCTGGTAAAATTCCAGGAATTCCGGCTGTGGTTCCCGGCGACGCCATGGGGACAAGCGAACGGTCTGGACCCTTGGGATCTGAACGATCCTCAAATTTTCGAATCCGGCACCGCGACCGGAGCCGGCGACAAGTCGATGACCGACTCGTCGAAGAACTGGCCGGCCGATCACTGGAAAGGCTACATCCTGCGCAATCTCACTCGGGGCACGTCGAGCCAGGTTAGCAGCAACGACGCGCACACGATTCACTTCGACGGAAATCCGCAAGGTCAAAGCATGACGTTTTCGCCTGGGGATCTGTACGAGCTGCGATGGGTTTCTGTCGTTCTCGATCAACCTGGTCACGGCAAAGGCGATCTGATCTCAGGAACTCAGCCAAGTCCGGTCGCATGGCCGCATCAGACTCTCGAGCCGGTCCGCATCTGGGATAACGAGCTCGGACCGAACTTCGGAAACGGAAACGGCCGGCCGATCATCTCGACTGACGCACAGAATCTCTCACCTAATCGCGACTGGATTTTTTGCGGCGAAGGCGACGACTCATGCGCACCGGATGATTACACGCCGTATATTTATCCGCATCCGTTAACGAATGGCGCAACGCTCACGCCAACGCCTGCACCGTCGTCAACTCCGACGGCTACAGCTACGGCACCTGTTAGTCCGACTCCGACTCCACCGTGTGGCGTAGTTGAACTGGTTGGAAGACGAGCTGCGATCACTCAGGCTGAATTGGATAACCCGAACGTGGACGGTTACACGATCGGTGATTCCTGGGCGGACTTGGCGCCTACAGCAACGACCTACGATTTTTCATACATCGACGCGCAAGCCACGAAGATTAAGAACGCAGGCAAGTTCTTTAACTTGCGCATCCAGACGGGCGGCGGCGGTCGAAACGTGCCGGCCGGAAATGACGGCAATGTTCCGGACTATGTGATTAACGCCGTCATCGGCGCAGGCGGACCACTCTTCCAATTCGTCGATGGGAACAGTGGCAATGTGACGCGGTCGATCCCGTTGTTTTGGGATGCAACATTCCTGGCCAAGAAACGGCAAATGATTCAAGCCACGGCCGCGCATGTGATGGCGCAGCCTTACGCTTCGGCGCTGCGGGTTTTCTACACTGAAGTCGCCAACTCTCAGACTGGCGACTGGAATGTTCCTGATAGCAAAACGATCGACGGATTGCCGCCGAACAACAGTAGCGAAGTGAGCCGGATGCAAACCGCTGGCTATACCACTCAGAAAATCATCGACGTTGGCTGTGCAACAGGGAACGCGAACGGAATCATCGATACTGCGATCGCTGCCTTCCCATCGAACGTGTTCATCAGTTTCGCCGTCGGTCAGACTAACTTCCTCGACCCACTCGGCAAGCGTTACGCGGCCTTCAGTGTGCTCTCAAATGCACGGGCGAAATATGGCAAGCGGGTAATGATCACTGTGAACAGCCTATCACAAAAGATCGCGGCAACTCAGCCTTACTCGGGTCAGCCAAACGATCAGGCGTGGCAGCTGGCTTACGATGCTGTGAACGCTGGCGCATACCTAAGCGCACAGATGGTATCCGGCACGTCTGCGATGGACAGGTTCGCTGTGCCCGGATATTCCGGCACGCGAGGCGACGCGCTTTTAGCGGCAGCGAACGAAGGCAAAAAGTATGGCATCAAGTTCGCGGAAATTTATGGAGCCGATGTAAGAGAAACCTCGGAAGGTGTGCCCGCTGCTTTAGCCGTGATTCACGGCGTCCTGGAGTGCACGCCCACTCCGTCGCCTACGCCAACAGCAACAGCAACGGCTACGGCCACCGCCACCGCTACGTTTACTCCAACGGCCACCGCCACCGCTACATTCACGCCTACTCCTACAGCTACTGCCACAGCCACAGCCACAGCCACTGCGACGGCAACTGTTAGGCCATCGCCTACGCCAACGGCTACAGCTACAGCCACAGCGCCGGCAACGCCGACTCCCGGACAATGCCGCGTTCCCGATCTGCGCGGCCGAAAACTCCGCGAGGCCACGTGGTACTGGACTCATGCCGGATTTGATTGCCGCAACATCATCATTCCGCCTGGCGGCCCGGACGGTGAAAGCAAAATCAGAGGTCAAACCATTTCGCCAGGATCAATGCGCGATTGCGCAACAACCGTGATCGAGGTCAAACCATGAAGAAGAAACATCACAACAAACAACACGACGCGCGTGCCGCGTCTTTCAGACGGATTGCAAAAGCTCTGCGTGCTGAAAGCAAAAGCTCTGGTCAGGTCGTTCTCAACGCGCGTCAGATCGGTCGCGTGTTCGACGCGGAAGCAAAACTTCTGCGCTCGATGCGTTAAATGAACGCGGAAGCTTTCGAACGAAAACTGCGTGAGCGCGCGGCCTACCGTCGCGAGCAGCTCAGCGATGACATCGTAGCGAAAACGCTGGAGGAAGTTGCGAACGCGCTGCGCGAATCATCGGCCGAACCGGATCACGGATCACGGATCACCGATCACGAAGCGAAGCAATGTCCTGGTTAAAGAAATATTGGAGCGCAATCTGGAGTTGCCGGTTAGCGATCGGCGTGAGCACGACCGCGATCGCTTCAATCTTCGCGGCGATTCTCCTGGTTGTGGCGGTCGTTAATTTCGGCACAGCGATCAAACAGGTGCACGATCAACAAATTCTCGATCGCGCCGCGCAAGCTGAAGCCGAGAAAAAAATGCTCACCAAGGAAGACTTCAATAAAAGCAACGCCCTTGTGCAGCAGGCCGATCAGACGCTTCCGGTTGCTCAGATTGTCGAGCCCACTCCGCAGCCGCAAACAGGCAAAACGAAATCGCCAAAGCAAAAACCCGAGATCGTGATTCTTCCAGGAAAACCGCAGCCGACACCCACTCCAAAAATCAAACGTGTGCCCGGCCCGGTCCGTTACAAAAAACAACCCACTCCAAAACCGTTCCTCCAATGGTTCCAGCGTACCAGATAACCACACTCACTCTAGCAAGCTTCATGCTCGCCGACATGTACGACCGGCTAACCAGCAACACGATCGGACTCGCTGTAGTCGGCCTCATCCTTTTGCTCTCGGTGTACGTGCTGGCCATTAAAGCTGTCACTGGAACGCGGTCCGCTTTCGGCCGGCGCCCTCCGATCGACGAAGACCTGGCGAAGCACAACGCCACGATCGAAGCGATCAAGAAGGATCTGGCGAGACTCGCGCCTAACGAAAAGCTTGAAGAGCTGATCAATCGCCTGGGAACATTCGCCACGCTCACTCAGCTGGCTGAGGTCAAACTCGAATTCGGGCGCCAGGTCCAGGACGTCCGCGCGTTCTCACACCAGGAGATCCATGGGATTCGCGGAGTTCTGAACGAATACAATGCAGACGCCAAGCTTCGCAACGAACGCCTGGCGACGGTCGAGGCGTTTTCGAAATCGCATCATCTCGAACTCTCAGGCGTGCGAACACTGGTCGAAGACGTTCGGAAAGACATTCACGACCGCATCAACACGATGGCCGATCGCCTGGGCGAGCTCGCAGGCGAAGTACGCGCACGATTTAACGGACGAACCAAAACATGACTGCCGAAATCAAACGACAAATTCTGCTAACGCTTAAGCAATGCCAGCCGTTCGCCTTGCCGGAAAAAACCTTGCATTACCAGGTCAACTTCGCCATCCGGCCGCCGATCAATGAAGACGAGCTCGCAGAATTCCTGATCAGCATGCGGTCACAGAAGCTGATCGACTTCATCCTGGACGATCTCGATGAGTCGGTCCGCAAATGGCACATCACTGAGGCTGGTAAAGCGCTCTTGCAAAAATGAGCAAACCACGCAGCGACGCGAAGCTTCTCAATCTTCCGCCGAAAGTGGAGGACCAGATCTGCGATTGGCTCAATTACGGTATCGATGGAGATACCAAGTACGAGACTGTCCGCGAAAAAATTTACGAGAAGTTCAACATCCGCACATCTGTCGGAGCGCTTTATGAATTCTATCGTCAAATCGCGGCGCCACGACGCCTGGCGAAAGCCGCCGCGGCTGCAGGCAACCTGAAAGAAGAAGCCTCAGCTCGGGGAGCTCATTTCAAGGAAGCATCGCTCGCAGTGCTTCAACAAAAAGGATTCGAGATCCTCGCGCAGCAACACACCGATCCGAAAGAGCTCGTCGCTTTCTTCGGCATGATTCTCGATGCGGACCGCCTCGCGATAGACAAGCAGAAGGTCGAGCTGCAGCGGGACCGCTTTGAATTCAGCGCCGCAAAGGCAGCACTGAAACACGTCCGCGAACTGAAGATCATTTCATCCGACAAATCGCTGAACGAAGAAGCGAAGATTGAAGCGGTCCGCGAACGGCTCTTCGGCAAGGCACCGGGCAAGTGACAAAGAAAAGGAAAAAAGCAGGTCCGCTAAAACGCGCGATCGCAACGGCCGCGATTGCAGCGACGGCTGCGATGGCTCCCATCTCGACGCCGGCCGTTCATGCGCCAGCCCCGCTCGTTCCATTCCGGAATTATCAGGCGCCGGTCTTCTGGGATCACAAGACAAAGACGCTCATCCTTCATTGGTCCCGCCAGATTGGAAAGTCATACACGCTCGCAGCCTGGGCGGTTGATCGGCTGCTGCGTTTCCCAGGGCGACTGGTCACAGTCCTTTCAAACTCGCGCGATAACGGCGCCGAGTTCGTTATCAAATGCCAGGAGGTTTGTCAGAAGCTCGGGCAAGTAGTCGAGGTCGAAGATCAATCAGTCGACATCACCTACGACAACATGCGGTTCGAGATCCGCGTGGTGGTCAACGGAAAGATCGGACGCATTAAGGTCCTCGCAGCGAATCCTCGCACTGCGCGTGGTTTTTCTGGTGATCTGATCCTGGACGAATTCGCGTTCCACGAAGACAGCCGCGCAATTTGGGAAGCAGCTGAGCCGATCATTTCGAGTAACCCGGATTTTCTCTGCCGCATCGCTTCTACCGGAAACGGCCGGCAGAACATGTTTTATCAGCTGATCAGCGAAGGCCGCATTCCGGTGAATCGCATGAAGCGATCGGAAGCCTGGCGCATGGGCGAGCTGAAGATCTACAGCGCAATCGACGGCCGCGAGATTACGCCGGATGAAGCGCGCCGCGAGGCGAGCGACAAACGGGCCTACGATCAGAACTACGAATGCGCGTTTGAAGATGAGAACATGCCGCTGCTCACGCACGAGCTCATCAGCGCAGCGGAACGTTCGCTCATCACGTTCGACAGCCAGGTGTGGTCGCCGGCCAGCCTCGCCAGGATGCTCCGCGCCGAGGGCGATCTTGAAGCCGGTTACGACGTCGCACGCACGCGCGATCTTTCGTTCATTCCTGTTCTGGAACGCGTCGGGTCGATGCGAAGGACCATCGCTGGTCTCGTCATGGAAAACATGCGCCTGCCGCAGCAGCAGGAGCAAGCTCAGCTCGTGTGTCAGATGCCGAAGTTCCGGCGCATGGAAGTCGACATGACCGGAATTGGCCTCGGCGCTTTCGAATGGCTTGAGGATGAATTCGGCAGCGGAAAAATCGGAGGCGTCAATTTCGCTTCGAGCGAACCAGTCAGCGATCGCATTCGGACGCAGGGTCGCAAAGCCCTCAATGCACGCGTCACGGAAATCATGGCCACCGACCTGGTTGGTGTGTTTGAAGATCGGGCGATCGAGATCCCAGCAGATCCGGAATTGCGCGATGATTTGCGCAAGCCGGAAAAGATCGTCAGCCCCAGCGGCCGCGTATCGATCGCAGCCGCTCGCGACGCTTCTGGTCACGCCGACAGATTCTGGGGCTACGCCCTCGCCGTACGTGCCGGCAACCGCGTCTCACACTACGCAGCTGTCCTGATATGAAGTTTTTCGTCCCTATTTTCGTTGATTCACTTCTATCTGTAGCCACGGCCCTGCGGGCCGTTCACTCTTTGAGGCATCGAACCCGATGTCGATCGCCATTTCAATCTCGCTCGTTCTCGCTATGAGTTTCTTTGGCTCGATTAAGCAATCATTCGCCTCCGCGCTGCTTTCAACCGATACCGGACAAGCGCTCGTTCAAAAGTCCGCGCTCTCATGGGTTGCAGCCTGGCTGCGCGGAGACGACCCAGGAGATATCTCTGGCGATCGCCTCACACGGCCGTTCGCAAATTCTGTGTGGGTCCAGCGTGCAATCAAACGCGTCTCCGAACCAATCGCGGCTGTTCCTCTCGATTTTTACGAGCTCACTGCCAAGGGCAAAGAAGTTGAGATCTCCGATCCTGAGCTCGTCGCGTTTTGGGAAGCGCCGGCAATCGATCGCAGTGGCCCGATGGATCGCGCGGATTTCATCGAAGCCACAGTCGGCTGGCTGAAACTGTGCGGCGAATCGTTTTGGATCCTCGACGATAGCTGGCTCACACAACGCTTCGTCAAACCCTCGACTCGCGCGCCGATCATTGTCGCGCGCCCGGAGCGGATGGAACCAGTTATCGCAGATAACAAACTAATTGGCTGGGTGTTTACCGATGCCGGCGGTCAACGGCATCAGCTCATCAAAGACCAGGTGGTCCATCGCAAATTCTGGAATCCATACGACGACATTCGCGGCCTGGCAGAATTCACTTCTGCGCGCGTAGCCAGCGAAGCGGATTATCTCGCCGGCAAATTTTCGCTGAACCTCAATCGCGCCAATGGCGATCGCGGTATCATCGCGGTCGCGAAAGGCGGTCAACCAACCGACGTGCAGCAGGAACAAATCACCCGCGCGCTGCGCGAGAAAGCGATCGCAGCCAGGCGCGGCGATTTCAAACCGCTCTTTCTCTCTGGCGACGTCGAGATCGAGGATCCGAAGGTTTCTTCGCCCGACGCGAACTTCGTCGCAGCGCGCCTGGAGAATCGACACGAAATCTTCATCGCCTTCGGCGTGCCGCCGAGCATGGCAGACGTCGCCGCGAGTTATTCAATCGGCCAGGCCAGCGATCGTTACGTGTTGATCGTCGAGACGTGCATGCCGCTGGCGAATGGAAAAATCTCAGGAGCGATCGAAGCCATTTCGAAAATGTTCCTCGCCGGCCGCACCGTCCGCGCGCGCTTCAATTTCAATGATCATCCCATCATGCAACAAGTGCGATCGGAGCGACTCAAATCGCTCGATAGCCTCTGGCAAAAAGGCATGCCGGTCCGCGAAGCCAGCGATTATCTTGGTCTTGGGATTCCTGAATACTCAGGCTGGGAAATCGGTTATGTGCCGTACAACGTTCTGCCGGTCGGTGAAGCTGGATTGCCTGAGCAATTGCCAGGCGAAGAACAGCCACCAGGTGGAACCCCAGACGAAGCTGCGAATGATGAAAACGGAGACGCAGCCGCAGCGCAGACAATCGAAGAAATTTTTAAAGCGCGGAGGTCTCCGGTCCGCAATATCGAGCAAGCCTTCTCAGCCCGTAGCTGTAGCCACGGCTCTGTGAGCCGTAACGGAGAAGCGTCAACGACCACAAAGGATCGCGATCCAAAGCGCGTCGCATTAGCCAACGCGCATCTCGCCCAGCGCAAGCCCACGATCGCCGCATACAAATCCAAATTCACGGCCGAGCTCATGAAAGCCAGGCGCGAAACGCTGGCTAAGCTCGCGAAGCAGAACAAAACAGTGGAGGCAGGCGTGTCGACTTCAGTCCGCGCAGCTGCCGCCGACTTCCTGTTCGATCTCAATAAATTCAAACAGGGGATTCTTGCCGGCATGCGCAACGTCGCGCTCTCTGCGATGCAGACTGCCGGCGAGCAGCTCTTTCAGGAAGTTGGTTTTGATGATCCGTTCGAGATGCCGTCAGAAGTTGCGCTGCAATATCTGCACCTGCGCGAAAACCGTTTGTCCGATGCGAGCGATGAAGTTTACGACCGAATCAAAACTTCGCTGGAACAAGGTCTGCGCGAAGGCGAATCGATCGCAAAGCTGACGAGCCGCGTCAAATCCGAGTTCAACGATATCGGCCGCGGCGACGCGACGCGGATCGCGATGACCGAAACCTCAGCTGTTTACGGCGTGAGTCGCCAGGTGGCCATGAAAGAAGCCGGCGTAAAATACAAGCAATGGCTCACGAGCGGTCTTCCAAATGTGCGGCCGGCGCACACTGAAGCCGAAGAGCAAACCGTTGCGATCGACGAACCATTCCTGGTAGGCGGCGAACATCTCATGCACCCAGGCGATCCCGCCGGCAGCGCTGGCAACGTCATCAACTGTCACTGCGTTTCAATTGCCGTCGCAAAGAAAGAATCCGCATCATGAACAATGAGCAATTAGCAGGTCAACTTTACGAAATTTACTGCAAAGCAGTCGGAGGCGTCGCTTTCAATGGCGATCCGCTTCCATCATGGGACGAATTCAAAAACGATCCCGCGAAATCAAAACAGGCCAACGCATGGCGCGAAGTGGCGAAGGCGGCAAAAAAATCATGAACAAACTTATCCGCACAATTCATCCCGAGGTCCGCATCATCGATCGCGCGAAGGGACTGGTTGATTATATCGCCAGCGACGAAACGCTCGATCACTACCGCGAAATCATTCGGGCGACTGGCTGGCGCTTCACTTACTTCAAGAAGAATGCTCCGTTTGTCGACAGCCATCACTACTACACAATCGGAAATCTCCTCGGCAAGATCCTCGATTTTAAAGTTGCCGGAAAACAGCTCGTCGAGCGCGTGCAATGGGCCATCGACACCGGATCGGATCTCGCAAAGCTCGGTTGGGATCTGACCGTCGGCGGTTATTTGAAAGCCGTCAGCGTCGGCTTCATCCCGAAGCGCGTCGTCACAAAATGGGACAACGACCCATCCAATTTTCAGAGCACGATCGCAGAGATGGGAATCTCTGCAGAGGAAGCGGCCGTGCTTCGCGCAATTTATCTGGAGCAGGAACAGATCGAGCTGAGTGCCTGCATCATCGGCGCAAATCCGAACGCGCTCGCCAAGGCGCACATCGACGGCGTGGCTAAGGATGAAACTCTCGAAAAACTCGGCTTCGACGACAACGGTCTGCAGTTCCTTCATGAGAGCGCGGCCGCATACGAGAACGCTACGCCGGCACAACAGGCAGTGATCCGCTTCGAGCTCGGCCGGATTACCAGCCGCCAGTCGGGCCCGGACAAAACTTTTCGCCAGGACAACGCACCGCACAGAGCAGCTTCGCCCGATAACGGCGCTGACGACGAAGCCGCAATCCAGCGCCGACGCAAAGCGTTCCTGGCGGAATTAAAAACCGCAACTCAACCAAAGGATTAAAATGTTAAGATTCCAAAATTCAAAACGCTCGGTGCGCTTGCACCGTGCGGCATGCAAGTGGGGCGCGTTCGCTCTGCTTGCCGTTGTAGCGATCGCCGCGGCGACCGCTGTCATCCCACACATCGGTCATCTTCCATCGTTTGATGCGATCGCATCGATCGGCGGGAGTGGAACGCTTCTGGCGTTTCCTGTTATCGGCGCGATGGGATTCCATTCCGGTCGTGGCTTGTTCTTCATGGACAAAGCCGATGACGCCGGCGGCGGAGGTAATGGAGAATACACGCCGAAAGATGACTTCGAAAAGGCGGTGCTGTCATCGGTTAAAGAATTGCAGGCAAGTCTTGCGAAAGTGCAAAGTGGCCACGGAAAAGATATCGCCGATCTGAAACAAGCCTCCGACGACGTCGCGAGAAAGCTCGTCGAGTTCCAGAAGAACCAAATGACGTTGAAGAGCCGTGCGCTTCGTATCGCCAGACCCGGACAGGTTAGCCAGGATTGCGCACGCCATCTAGGGGCAGTCGCTTTAGCTATTGCTCTTAAGACGGGCAAAATCTCGGAGCACTCGGACACCGTCGAAGCTCAGGTTAAAGAGATCCTGGGCGTCGAATGGAAATCTTCGATCACTGCTTCCGACATTCCGCTTCCCACTGAATATAGTGGCGAGATCGTCGAGTTGGTCAGCATGTATGGCAAAGCTCGATTGTACGGCACAGTTTACCCACTCGGCGCCGGGACGGTGAAATTGCCGAGGCTCAGCACCGACCCAACGTTCGGCCTGATCGGAATGAGCGTCACGGTCACGGAGAAATCCCCGCAGGCGGCATTCGTAACGTTCGCTGCTGAGAAATTCGGCGGACTTGTTCGGTTGCCGAGCGAAATCGACGAGGACTCAATCATTCCGATGGGCCAATTCCTGGCGCGTTATGCTGCCAGGCAAATGGCGCTCTGCGAAGATTCCACGTTCTTCAAGAGCGACGGAACTGACACTGCGAATACTTACAACGGTGCAGTCAAAGGTCTTTGCTTCTCGGTCATCGACAATTCGAAAGTCGTTCAAATGGCTTCGACGAAGACTCATTACAGCGACGCCACGCTCGCGAATCTCCGGGCACTGCGCGCTGTTCCGGATGAGGCTGCTCTCGAAACGGCCGCATATTACATGCACCCGACGTTTGAGCAGTTGCTCAGCACGTTCAACACAGGAGGCGATCGCCCGTACAATCCGCAGGCGCAAATCGCTGGCTTCGGAGCGAACCCGATCACGACCGGCCCGACCCTTGATGGTTTCCCGATCCGGTGGGTGAACACGATGCCGGCGTATTCCACGGCCGCGAACGTGAGTAAGGTTTTCATTCTGTTCGGAGATCCGAGTTATCAATATCTCGGCATCCGCGGCGGAATGCGCTTCGCCAGCTCATCGGAAGCCGGATTCACGACGGACGAAATCCTGGTGCGCGCGCTGGAGCGTTATCAAATCGGTCTCATGGCCCTTGGCGCAGTCGCAGGTCTCGAAACCGCAGCGAGCTAATCGAATCGCGCTTTAACGCTTCATCGATTCAGTTCAACGCCTAACGAAAGGAGACTTATGGCCGAAGAAAACAAGGGCGACCAAAAGCCGCCTGAGCCGCCTCAAGAAGAGCAGAGCGAAGAGATGACTCATTACCGCCATCCCGATGGGCACTGGGAGGAAATGACAAAATCTCAAGCAGCTAAGCTCGCGGCGAAAGACGGCAAAAAGTCCGAGGAGGACTGGAAGAGCCAGATCAAAACGCGCGGACCCAAATAAGCCGCGCGGCATTTCATACACCGTTCCGGAGAAATCCGGAGCGGTAATGAGATGAACTTGATCATCGGAAACATCGATCAGCTGAAATCTGTTGTGCTCCCGGAAAATCTACGGGATCACTCCGAGTGGGACGACGCTCTGTCGGACCTCGGCAAAGGCGTCGCAGCTGCGCTGCAAGCTTATTGCAATCGCAAGTTCGAGCGCATTGTGGACGACACTTTTGAGCGCAGCGCAAATTGTACTTACATCTCGCTGCCGCGTTTCCCGATCGAGTCGGTTTCCCTGGTCGAGCTAAAGGTCGACGAGCAACAAGGGTTCAGCGAATTGCCGGATAACACTGCGCTCACGATCAACAAAGAAGCCGGCCTCATTGAATTCGGCAGCATCATCGGTTCCTGGACTTCGCGTGTGCGCGTCACTTACACGGGCGGTTTCTGGGTCAATTATGATTGGCCGGCCGAAGCGACTCTGCCATCCGGCGCTACGGAAATGCCGGCGGATCTGATCCACGCCTGGCATTTGCAGGTCCAGCACGAAATAGAGGCCACGAACCTTCTCAGAGGCGTGGCAGCAAAGCGCACACAGGACAAGGCCGAGACCAGAACGGGTGAGATCAAGCTTATCGAGCGAGTGAAACAAATGCTGAAGCCGTTCGTTCGTTACTCATGAGTCTGACCATCGAAATCGCTCTCAGTCCCGAAGCGCAGGCAATCCTCCGCAACTTCGAGACGCTGCCTCCGCGCATGCTCGAAAAAATGCGGCAGGCGATGGATGACGCGAACAACATCGTTCTCGGGCAAACGATCAAGACGCGGTTCCGCGGAGTTTCGCCTCGGCCGTTCCCGCCGAGCCAACATCGATTGCGCGTTCGCACCGCGCGTCTCTGGCAATCATTGCGCGCGAGCAAAGCGCAGATCGCTGGCGGCAACGCGGTGCAGAGCTCGATGGGATCGAACGTTGTTTATTTCCGCCCTCACGAATTTGGATCGACAGCCAGCGGCACCACGACAGTCCGATCTTTCACTCGAAGGCAGCCTTCGCGAAACGTCCGCGCCCCCCTCGGTCCGCGCGGAAAATTCCAAAAGCTCACCGCAACCGGAATCGCGGTTGTTCGATCCCATTCGCGTCGGTGGAAACAAAACATTCCTGCGCGTGCGCCGCTCCGGACCGGCATCGAAGAAAATATACCGCTCTACAGCGAACTGCTTTCAAAAGCGGTCCTGGAGTCAGTGAAAGGCGAGTGACGTGTTAGCCGAAATTCAACAAGCGTGCGCCGATTACCTCAATGGCGTTGTAACGCCGCCAGGTCTCCCGGAATGCACCTTCTTCAAAAAAGAGCCTGCGATAAAGGTGATTACCGAGCAGCTCGACGATTATGAAAGCGCGATCGAGCGCGACGTTCAATCGCTGGGCATCTGCGTGTTGATCATGACGGTCACGGCGAAGGATTCTCAGAATCAATTTCCAGGCGGCCTCGCGTTCGACAAAATCGACGTGCGCGCTCGCGCAATGGGCGATCCGTTCATCGCCCAACGCACAGTCGGCGTCGACGTCGCTACCGCAGCTGAAGCCGCGGCCTGGTATCTGCGCAAGCTCCGTCCGCTCGATCGAGGTGGAACGCTCACCTTGCAATCGATCGAGCTCGCGGAGGACCGCGCAGCTCCCGTCGCTTACGACGCAATATTTTCGCTCTCAGCAGAGAGCGATTCTCCCCCGGAACGTTAGTGAACCAAAACCCCAAACCAAAAACACATGAACTATAAAAAACTCATCGTCGGAAATAATTTGTTTTTCGGCCGCGACAAGGGTGACAACTTCGTCGTCCAGGCCGGAACAGTGGCCGTCGTCCTCGGCGACGCGACGGTCACCGGCACAGGAACCACGTTCACCGGCATCCCAAACGGAACGATCCTCACGATCGGCGGCCGCAAAGTTGTCGTGGATTCAGTGACTGATGCCACGCACCTGGAGCTCGCCTTCCCGTGGAGCCTGCCCAGCGCGAGCAGTCTCCCCTGGTGGAAGAACGTCGATAACAGCATCGACTTCGATAATCCGCCGGCCACCGAAAATGATTGGCTCGATCTCGGTAAGATCGAAGACGTCAATTTCAATCCGAAACGAACGGAAGCAGAGATCTATTCGCCAAACCCTGGCTCGTATGATCTCTCCGATATCCTGATCAAATCGAAGGAGCTCGGCCTCGAATTCACTCTACAGGAAGTGACCGAGTTCATGATCGAAATGTTGACGGCCTCCATCGGCCCGATCGTTGACGATTATCAGCCGTTCACTGCGAGTGGCGCTCTTTACGGTTGGTTCCGTGTCGGCCAATTCGGACAGAACAACGCGCAATTCAACCAGCTGAGTGTCTGGGGACGCGCGACGGCCGATGCCACGAAGTTCGGAAACGATCCAGCGAAAGGCAAGGTCAACGTCCGTTGTCTCTCGAATCCGAAGACGAGCGGCACGCTGGCTCTCGCAGTCGTCTGATCCGTTTTAACGCTTCGGTCCTTTAACGTTTACACGGCAGCGCGACGCGATGCTGGTCACGGCCACATGGCAAATAAAGCTTGGCTCGTTGGTCTTGCTCGATTGGGGCGAGCTCATGGACGACGAGCCGCGCATCGACCGCGCCCAGGTTAATGACATCGTCCCGACACTTGGTGCCAGTGTAAAAAAGATCTTCACGCGCGATAACGTCTCGCACGTTCTCAGGTTCACTCGCGTGAAGATCTTCGATGACGACATTGCGGCCCGCGAGTTCCTGTTGACTCATACGGCCGCGATTCCGTCATCGCTGCAGAACTGCACGATCAAGCGCGCTAATTATACCGGCGCACCTGTCACTACACTTGCAAATGCCGTGATCGATCAAAGCGGCTTCCAAGCCCGCTGCGAAGCTAATCGGTTCATCGCTAGCTATCAGCTGATCGGAGGAGCGCTCACATAAGCCATGGCCGATCAATTCGACATCAACGTCAGGTCGAAGGCCGATATCTCCGGCGCGAAGCAGCAAGAGCAGGCGCTTAAAGATGTCGAGCTGCAGGCCCGAAAAACCCAAGCGGCTACAACGACAGCTGCAGCCACGCCAACTCCTCGTGCTGCTACTCCAGCGGCCGCCGCCGCAGCTGAGGCCGAAGCCGGCGCGAGCGTCAGCGCTCTTGGAAGTTTAATCGGAAGTTTCGCCGGCATCGGCATCCTGGGAGCGATCGAGTTTATCGCAGGCAAGATTCAAAGCTGGGCCGAGAATCTTCGCCGCACGGCCGAGGAACAACGTAGCCTGAACCGCGAAATCGATCAGGCTGTCCGCTCATACGAGAAAATTCGCACACCGGAACAGTGGGACCGCGAGAACGAAAAGATCGAGGAACAAATTCAAAAGCTGCGGGACAGACGAGCGGTCACTACCGATTCCCGCGAGATCGATCAGCTCAACCAGGAAATCGCGGCGTACGAGCGGCAGCAAACGGATCTAGCGATCCTGGCTCGCCGCGGACTTGAACGCGCGCAGATCGAACAACAGGTCGCCATAGCAATTCGTGGTCAGATCATTGCGATCGCGGAG